GGCTACAAAGAGAACAATATGTATTGTTCTTACATAAACAGCATGATTACGGGCCAGGTAATATTTCAGTAGGTACACAACTTCAGACCGAAGAAGAAATTCAATTGTCACTTACAGGTCTTTGGTTTAGGATGAACGATAAGATACAGAGACTTAAGACTATGTTAATGACCAAGAGAGAGTCTGCTGTTGATGAACCAATGGAAGATGCTTATCTTGATGTTTCTAATTATGGTATAATGGCAACTATAGTGAAGAACGGCAAATGGGGAAAGTAAATGAAAGAAATAATCGAAAGGGTTTTAGAAAGGTTTGGTGACCAGACTAATTTAGGTTCAAAGGCTGCAAGAGAACGTATATCTTCTGAAATAGAAGCAGTGTTGGCAGGTGGGACAAGTGAAGAAGAAAATGATTGGATTTGTGAACATTGTGAAGAAGATACTTCTAATGTAGAGTATGATTATATTGGACATGGTACTAATCATTTACAATGTGATTTATCATATGCACGTGAGGCTGAGGAATGTAGTACACAACATTCTGCTTTATATCCATGGCATAAAGACGAAACAAAACATTTTGCAGATGGATTTCATGAGGGTAGATGGGAAGAAGATGTTAATGTATTATCCGAACAAATAATTGATAATATTTCAGGACAATATGAAATGTTTCCTGAACTACAAAAATATATTTATGAAAGTCCTGATGGTGGTAAAACAATATATAGAAGACCCATCGGAGATTATAAAAATGAAAACAGAGTAAAGTTAAGTAAAGAGGAATGGGAAAATGAAAAAAACAGAATGGTCTGAGTTTGATAAGTACACAGTCATGGCAGACAAATCAAATAGAGTTAAATTAGGATATCAACATTTTTTAACGTTCAAAATTGTTATGGAAAAAATTAGGTCAATGTTAAAGTCACCTCAAGGTGGTTCATTTAATCTGATTGGTGATACTTATATAAAAACACCTACACATGATGAGGTCATGAAATGTTTAGATGCAGTTGATGATTGTAGATATCATGATTTAATAACAGCCGTTGCACACAGAATGAATATGTCTTATATGTTGAGTGCTTCTTAGGAGATTTGATATGGCTAAAAAACCAGCGTCATTTGAATATAATGGCACATTAGTTAAAGTTTTAGATGGAGACACAATTGATGCTTATATTGATTTAGGTTTCGATTTAAAAATAAAAAAAAGAATTAGATACATGGGTATAGATACTTGGGAAAGTAGAACTCGTGATT